GGCGGTACGGTTAACCGTTGGCTGGTCGTCAGGGATTAACGGCGCGCCGTCCCATTCGGGCGTATTGAAAATTAAGTCTAAATTATATAAGACGTTTTGCAGCTTAACAATATCGACCACGTAGCGAAAAGCCGGCAAAGCGTCGCCTATGGGGTGGTAGAATGTAACCACGTCGGCTATGTTGACGACCCCGTCTTTAACCTGTATCGAAGAACTGCCTTTTTTGATAGCGCTATCGCGGTTGACATAGTCCCATTGCACGCCATCGAGTCCGGGGGTTAGCCCGGGCGCGTCCTGGCTGCCGTAATCGTGCGGCGGGTTATTATTCGCCACTTTAACAATGCGGGCTAGCTGACCCGCGGCGGTTATAAGCGGTAGATCATTTGAACCCGGCGCGACTAGCTGGCTATTGGTATAATCCGTGGTCCGCGCGTCGGATACTGCCGTCGCCGCGGTTACTGTCGTCGCCGTGTTACCTGTAAAAACTACTGCGGGTTTTCGGACTAGCGCGCCCCATCGACCCGACCCGAAAACGTTAAACTTGTCAAGCGTTGCGGTGTCTGCTATGTCGAGACAGTTAAGGAACATAGTCTCCCATACGTCGCCAACCTGAGCGAGTGCCGCGGCTATGTCTGGATTAACCAGGCCGCCCACGGGTTGAGTTAGCGCGAAAGAAACGCCTAGGGTAGTGGAGCCTACAATCTCGATAACAATGCCATTGGCGCTGGTGCCCTTCCATTTTGACACGACCGCGACTTCCGTCGTCCCGTCCGTAGCAATAACAGGCATTTCTAAAGTCGCATTGATCGCCGCCGTGGCTGCCGTAACAATAGTTGCGACCGAGTCCCCGGTCGAAATAACAAACGATTCAGAATCAATATTGTTTATTCGGACTATGTAAGCGGAGGCCGCTGTCGCGGACCCGCTCGGGGTGATGTCCCCCGTCGATACTACGCCGCTGCCGTCATCAACTAGCGGGTATATTGTAACCGGGATAGTCCCGACGCCGTCGCCGTTAACGGGCATTAACTGTAGAACTGCCAAGTGTATCGGAGACCCGAAACCGTACAAAGACGCGGCTTCCGTTGCGCTTGTTACGGCGCGCTTTGTGGTCGCGTATACCGACGCGCTCGACCCCTGCCCGATAACGGCTACCCGCTGCGGTAAAAACAGAATACTATCGCCGCGTAGGTCTTTAAAAATCGTTTTTATCCCGACGCCGCGGGCTACTGAGGACGCGTCGAACGCGCTAGATATTGCCATGTTAGTATCTCCTATTATTAAGTATAGTCATAATCAGCTTGTAGAACGACCTCGCCGCCCTCCGCTCGGGTAACGTCTACCGATAAAAGCTCCAAAGTCACTGGCTCGGCCTGCGGCGAGAACTCGTTAAAAGCCACCCGGAGCGACAACCTCGCCCCGACAATTTGCTGTATCGTTCGGCTGTCTAACTGCGGTTGAAAAACCGTAATCGACTGAGGCCACCGCTGCCAGACTAGCCCTCGTAGTCCGAGGTATGTATACTCGGCGGCCATTAAAATGTTGCGTAGAAGTCGGAGCCCTCTTTGGACCTCGAAAGCTGCGTCTCTATCGCCCGGGATATGCCCGTCGCCATCGGCCCGGCTTACTCCGTAGCCGTAACAATCGATATTATACGTCGACTCCGACGCTTGACGCTCGGATATGTTACTTTTTCCCGGCGAAAAAATCGAGTTGTCATACCAAATATTAACTATCGGGCTGCGGTCGGTTTGCTCGTTTAGTAATTCTTCCCAAGGGTTCGAGCGCTCTGTAAAAATTCTTAACTTCCAGTTCGTCGGGTCCTGCCCGGCGCCGGTCGCTAGCTGCATTTGGCTGGCTACCTCGGCGACAAGTATCGCGGCTATTTGGTCGCGGATAATTTCGAAGCTGTCCTGCTTGTCAATTAGCGTCGGGATCGTCATTATGAGTATAGTTCTAAAAGTAGAACAACCATCCCGAGCGCGCGGTCCGGGTTTGACTGGGATACTTTAAACTTGAAAGGGCTGCCGTTAATGTCGTCGAATTCCACAATCCAAGGTTTTGCGCCTGCGTCTGCAATGCCCCTTGGTAGATCTACGCCCGCGTTTGATAGCGAGGATGTCCGTAGCGCTACGGAAACCGCTCGACCGCTTACGGCTTGCCCGGTGTCTGGGTCGATAATCTGCGCGATATCGTCCGAGAAACCCGTAAAAGGTGTGGCCGTCCCCGCGGGGTCTGTCACTGTAATAGGATATCCAAAACCCGTGACCTGGTCTTCTAAAATGAGTCCCAGGTCGGATTCTGCCATTTGTCGGAGGCCCATTCGCTATGCCTTCTTAATGTGTCCAGAGACTACGAAAGCCTGCAGGGCGTCATCGCCCCCGGCTAGGTCTTTGGCCTCTATCGCGTCGCCATCCGCAAGGATACCGCGCTTACTTGTAATGGCTTTTCCCGCGTTCACTACGTAATCAAGCGCCGGGTCTTCGTCCGAGTCGCTATCCGTTTTCCTTTGTTCGAGCTCTTTGAGCTCTTTGAGAATTCCTGATAGCTCCGCGTTGGTTTTTTCGGCGATATAGGGCACCTCTACCGCTAGCGCCTCGGATACCACCCCGATAGCTTTTATCAAATCTTTGTTACTCGCCATGATATTAGTCCCTACTAAAAAATTGCGCGTCCGGGAGATTCCCGGGCGCGCTTGTTCTACTTCTTAAAGCTGAGTATTCAGGCAACCAAAAGTATCGATTGCCGTCGGGATCATTAACGGGCGAGCACCTACGCCGCCGAACAATGCCTCGCCGTCCTGCGATAACCACGCGTTAGTGAATAGATCCATGCCACCCTCGGCATTACTCACGCGGCCTGGTAGCTCTGGGAGTAAGTTAGTAGCCTGGCCGCCCATCAATACGCCAATATTCGGAATCGCTCCAAAAGTAGCATCCATACGGCCCGCCGAGCACCGAACCACAATCTTACCGGGATCAATAAACTGCGTTTTAGTGCCTGTTGCCGGGTGCTTGTATCGTCCACCATAGGTCCAAACGTCATATCGATAATTTCCTATCTCGACAATGCCCCTATAGCTGCCACCGTTCCCTTGCATAGCCATTGGCGCAATAGTGCCCAGGTCAATACGTCGGATATCAAAGCGCGCTTGGACAGCGGTGTCACTTATGAAATTTTCGAAAGCGTCGATCCCCATAATTAGCTGGTCTGGGGTGTCTAGCCCGTCGTTGCGGATAACTTCCGCAAGGGCGCTAATATCGCCTAGCTTCTGCGCGCCCGTAGCCGTCGCCCAGGAAGCGCCCGCCGTCGGGAAGTGCGTAGCCTTCGGCTTATAGTCAAGCGTATAGAGTGCAACGCCCGCCGAGTCCGTCAAAGTTAGCTGTCCGGTCTGTAGGACCTGCGACGCTTGTAACTCAATAGCGCGGCGGATCTTGGCTTCTACCTTAGTCATGCCATTAAACATGCGTAGGATAATATTCGCCCGGAAGTCGGGGGACTCGAACGGGTTTTGGCCTGGCATACGCTGCATTAAGTCATAAGAATTAAGGGGTAGCGCTTCTTTATGAATTGGAGGCTTAAAGCCCTTATTTGTATAGATGTCCTCGGAATTCATCCGATAGCCGGTACTCAAGTCTTGAATTACAATCGATACGTCCTCGTCGCTTCGAACGATGTCGATCTCGATCTCTTCGGACGTGTGGAAATTCTCCGGGGGACTCCGGAAAAGTCCAGACAAAAATAACGTCGGGGACGCCATTTGAATGTATGCTTTCAGCATACGTTTAGTGGTTAAACCGCTCATAATGTCGCGCTCCTACTGGTTGTCAAGAATGTTTAATTCTTGAACGTCGATTGATACTAGGGAATAGGCTCGTAGCTGGTCAAGGACCGCATTGTCCACGTTGCTCGCGTCACCGTCCGCTATGATAACTAAAAGCCCGGCTCGAACCGAACCGGAGACCATATCGCGGATAGGCGTATCGCCCGCTCCGGTCGAGGTCACTGGGTAAGTTAAAATCGCTTTCGGAATTCCGTTACCGTTAGTCGATCCACCTTTGACAAAGGGGATTAATTTAAGGGTGGCGGAATCGCGAGCCAAGATAGTGCCCGCCGGTACGGTTAGCGCGCTGCCAAGTGTTAGCGTGTCGTTGCGAAACTCGCCGTCCTTAAGTATAAGGCTACTTAGGTTTAAATTGGTTATGGTTGAGTTTGCCATGGTGATTTATACCCCCAATCCGAGTTTAGCTTCGATAATCGAGGCAACGTCGGCGCCCGGCTCGGCGTCGTCTGACCCGCCGGCGTTGTCGCCCGCGTTAGCACCCGCGTCGTCCTGCTGTCGGCCGTTAACGTCGCTGCGGTTGGCTGTCGCCATCATGTATTGAGTTTGAAGCGTCATCGTCATAATAGAGCCATCTTTAATACTGGCCGACGCGGTTTTCGTGTCGCCTGACAATTCACCCGCGATTAAATGCGAAGTAACTCGATCTCGTTCTTCTGTTACGCCCTGCTGCACCGCCGCCGAGAATGTTTCGGGGTGCTGGGATTGTAAAGTTTTAAGGTCCATTTGAGTGGCCTCCGGTTGTGTCCCGCTGCTGGCGGTGGTTGGTTTGGTACTCTCTACCGCTTTTAGCCCGGGGGCTAAAATCGAATCGATCATACCGCGTTTTAAGGCTTCCCTCGCCAAGATGGTTCCACCCTGGCCGAATTCGGCATTAACTCTTTCGGCCGTAGTGCCTCGCCCCTCGGCGATAACATCGACAAAAATTTCGTGATAGGCGTCTAACTCTTCGCGAACCATAGCGACGCCCTCGTCGGTGGTCACGTCCGGCCGCTTGCGCGGGG